CCGTTGCACATTTTTAGAGGGAAAACGACCGATCGCGTGAGCGAAAATCGATGGAGGTTATCATGAGTCAGCGTGGCCCGAAGGCCCGGACGCCCCGGAATGAGCGTCCGGCATCCAGGTTTGTTGATACAAACATCGAACCGACGTGCGAATTGACGGAGGGTGCGAAGGTCGAATTCAAGCGGCTCGTGGCGACGTTGTGGGAGCGTGACTTGCTCGATCGGGCCGAGATTGGGCACATCAGTCAGGCCGCACGGGTCAAGGATTGGCTGGATACGGTTTGCGGCAAGCCCGGGGGGGATGTCCGCGATGCTGCCATGCTCCTGACCCATCTCCGCGGGCTGCATCGCGAACTCGGCTTGACGTTGCAGCCCTCGAAGGGCGTGGGCCGGAACAAGGCGTTGCCGGAGCCGGTCGAAGCCGAGGACGATCCGGTCGCCGGGAGGATCAAGCTGAGTGGCTAGGACGGCGGCGGCGGCCTCGTGCATCCCCGTGGCTCGCCCGCGGGGCCGTCCCCGGACCGCGCCGCACGAGGCGGTTGACTTCATCAATTCGCTCAAGCATACCGGCGACTTCCATGGTGTGCCGTTCGCGCTGAGGCGATGGCAAGAGGACGTTGTCCGGCAAATCTTCGACCACAAGGGGCGGACGAAGTACCGCAAGGTCTTCATCGCGCTCCCACGGAAGCAAGGCAAGACGGAGCTCGTGGCGGGCATCCTGCTCTTCCTGATGTTCGGGACGGGTCGGAAGGGCCAGCGGATCTATAGCGGTTCGGGCGATCGCGATCAGGCGGCGCTCATTTACGGGGCGGCGGCGTCGATGATCCGGCAATCCGCCGGGCTGTCGTCGCATTCGCTGACGTATGACGGCTACAAGCGGATCGCCTGCGAACCGCTGGACGGGATCTATCAGGCGCTCTCGTCGGATGCGCCTCGAAAGCATGGATTAAGGCCGTCTACGGTGCTCCTGGACGAGCTGCACGTCTTCCCGAACCGGGATCTCTTCACGGCACTCATGACGGCGTTCGGGGCGACGACCGATCCGCTCACGATCATGATCACGACGGCGGGCCACGACCGCACTTCCTTGTGTTGGGAGCAATGGCAGTATGCCCGGGGCGTGCGGGACGGCGTCATCGACGATCCGACGTTCCTGCCGGTGCTCTACGAGGCCAGCCCGGACGACGATTGGACCGATGAGGCGACGTGGCGGAAGGCCATGCCCGCCCTGGGCGACTTCTGTCAACTCGGGTTCATTCGCGAGGAATGCCGGCGAGCGAGAGAACTCCCGGCCTACGAGAACACATTCAAGCAACTTTACTTGAATCTGTGGACGGAACAGGCCACGCGGTGGCTCTCGACCGAGCAATGGGCCGCATGCGGACGGCCCCCGGTCGATTGGGCCTCGCTCGTGGGCCGCCCGTGCTATGCGGGGCTCGACCTGGGCGTTACGGGGGATATGTCAGTTTATGTGATGCTATTTCCCGATGATGATGGCGGTTATACGGTGTTGGCCCATGGTTGGGTGCCTCGGGAGGGGAAATGGCGGCAGGAATTGCGGAACAACGACCGGTATCGGGACTGGGAACGTCGGGGTTACCTGACGTTCACGGACCGCAATGCGACCGATCACGGGGCGATCCGGCGGGCGATCGTCGAATGGAACAAGGACTATCCGGTCCGGCAATTGAACGCCGATCGCGCCTTCGCGACGCAAATCCTGCTCGAATTATACAATGATCATGGGTTTCCCGTGAAAGGGATCACGCAGGGGCCGGTCATCTTGAATGAATCGATGGTGCGGCTCGAAGAATTGATCCTGGAAGGGCGGATTCGCCACGGGAACGACCCGATCCTGGCGTGGAACGTGGCGAACGGGACGATGCGGCGGAATACCACGGGACTCATGTACCTGGACCGGTCGGGCGCGACGGAGCGGATCGACGGGCTGGCGGCGCTCGTGAACGCCCTGTCGGCCGCGGTCGCCGACCCGCAGGATCACAGCCAATCCGTCTACGAGCGCAGAGGTCTCGCATTTCTCCCCTCGCCGATATGACGAATATCCTCGATCAGCAGGTCATCGGCGCGTTCTCGGCGGTGGCGGCCGGCTGTCTGGCCATGATCCCGGCCTATCAGCGGTGGCGGGAGGTCCGGCGAGAGCAGGAGACCGCCGATCTGGCGGCCGGATTGCCGCCCCGGCCGCGAGGTGAGGCGCGTCATCAGGCCCTGGTGGCGACCGCCCGCTCGTGGGAGACGTGGGTGGCCATGGCATTAGCGGCGGTCATCCTCGGGGTCCTGTTCAACAATCACCTGCGGTCGCGGCGGTTCGTCGAAGACTGGCATGTTGCCGCCGATGGCCTCCTCGTGCGGCAGACCAAGATGATCGAGGCCATCGACCGCATCGAGGCGATGTTGCGGACGCTCCATGATCGATTTCGCTGACTTGATGAGTGACGGAGTGGGTTGGTCGGAACGCCCGGGGGAACCTCGCGGTGTCCTCGGGGAGGATTCGTGGTACGTACCGCCCAATCCGGCCGGGGTGTCCGTCACCCCCTCCGCGGCGTTGCGTCTCTCGGCCTACCTGTCCACGCTCAATGTCCTGGCGACGGACGTGGCGGTGCTGCCCCTGGACGTCTACCGCCGGCTGCCGGGCGGGGGGCGGGAAGAGGCCACCGATCACCCCGTCAGCAACCTGCTGGCCCGGTCCCCCAATCGGGAAACGACCCCGATGCGGTGGCGGCAGGCCCTCATGGGTCATGCGCTCCAGCATGGCAACGGCTACGGCGAGATCCAGCGGACGGGGCGGGGGAAGCCGTATGCCCTGCATCTGCTGGAGCCGGAGTCCACGAGGCCCGTCCGGGCCCCGTCGGGTGAGCTCAGATATCAGGTCGGCAACAAGTCCGCCACCCTGCCCGCCACGAGCGTGCTCCACGTGGCCGGGTTCGGCTATGACGGGCTGTGCGGCTATAACTTCACGAGGTTCCTGGCCCAGGCGCTCGGGCTCTCCATCGCGGCCGAGACCAGCGCGGCGGGTTTCTTCGCGAATGGATCGATCCCCGGGGGCGTGATCGAACGGCCGCCCGGTCGTGCGCTCTCGGATACCGGGGTGGAAAACATCCTCTCCAGCTGGGAACGCCGCCACGGGGGCGCACACGGGCGGCATCGCGTGGCCCTCCTGGAAGAAGGGATGACGTGGAAGCAAGCCGGGGCCAATCCCGAGGAGTCGCAACTCCTGGAAACCCGGAAGTTTCAGGTGATCGACGCGGCCCGGCCCTGGCGGGTGCCGCCCCACAAGAATGGGGACTTCTCGCAGGCCCACCTTGCCAATATCGAGGCATCAAACCTCGATTATCTGATGACGGCCCTGATGGGCTGGCTCACGGCGATCGAACAAGAGTTCAATCTGAAGCTCTTCACGGAATCGGAGTGGAAACGGGGTTACTACGTCGAGCATAACGTCAATGCGTTACTCCGCGGGGACGTCCGTTCGCGATTCGAGGCGTATGGCCTCGCGCTCGACAAGGGATGGATGAGTCGGGACGAGGTCCGCAGGCGTGAGAACATGAATCCGATCGGCGGGGATGCCGGCGGGGATGCCTATCTGGTCCAGGCGCAGATGGTGCCTTTGGATAAGGCTGGCCAGGGGGTCAATATTCCCGGCTCGATGCCGGTGGGGAGCCCGACCGATGCGACAACCTGAGGTTCGCCAGCTATCCGATGCCGAGATCCGGTTCGGGGTCCACGAGGACGGGAAACCCGTCATCCAGGGGTATGCAGCGGTCTTCAATTCGCTCTCGGAAGACCTCGGGGGGTTTCGCGAGGTGATCCGTCCGGGTGCCTTCGCCCGGGGGTTGGCGGGGGCCGATGTCCGGGCCCTGATTGGCCACGATCCTTCTCGAATCCTCGGGCGTTCCACGTCGGGGACGCTGCGGCTCGTCGAAGATTCCCGGGGTCTCAAGGCTCAGATCGACCCGCCGGACACCAGTTACGCCCGGGATCTGGCCGAGTCGATCCGGCGGGGCGACATGACGGGGATGAGTTTTCGGTTTTATGTCGCCCCGGACGGGGAACGATGGCGGAGCGAACCCGGCGGTGTCATCCGCGAATTGACCGACGTGACGATTGATGATGTGTCCATCGTCACTTATCCCGCCTATCCGGATACCAGCGTGGCGATCCGGAGCCTGGAAGACTTCCGCCGGCTCCAGTCCCGGCGAGATGGCTGGTCCACCCGGGCCGGCATGCGTTTACGGCTGGCCGAGACCGAGAACGGGCCATATCGAAAGGGGAAAACCCATGCCCGCGACGAGCGTTGAACTCAGGGAGAAGCGGGCTGGCTTGATCGCCAATGCCCGCGAGACTTGGTCGGCGGTCGAAGCCCACGAGGGCGATCCGACGGTCGAAGAACGCGCCAATTTCGACGCCATCATGGCCGATGCGGACCGCCTCCTGGAGCGGGCCAAGCGGATCGAGCAATTGGAGACCGCCGAGGCCGATCTGGATGCGCCGGGTGAGCGGGCTAGCAAGCCTTTGAACGGCGAGCATCGCGAGAAACGGGCCGGCACGCTGGCCGAGTACCGCGGGAGTCCCGGCTACGTGGCGATCTATCGCGATTGGCTGCGGACGGGGCACATTGCCTACGATCGCATCCCCGGTGAGTACCGAGATACCATCCTCGGGACGGACGCCAAGGGCGGTTTCCTCTCGACGCCCGTGCAACTGGCGAATGAGCTCGTCAAGGCGGTCGATGACATGGTGTTCGTCCGCCAACTGGCGACGAAAGTCATCCTGACCGATGCCAAGTCGCTCGGCATCCCGCTCCTGACGACCCGGATGGCGGACGCCAATTGGACCACCGAGGTGGCGGCCGTCACCGAAGACACGACGATGGCCTTCGGGCGGCGGGACCTGACTCCGACGCCGCTCACGAAACTGTCCAAGGTTTCGATCCGGATGCTGTACGCGGCCACCGGCATCGAGACATTCATTCGCAACGAGCTGTCCTACAAGTTCGGGATCACGGAAGAAAAGGCTTATCTGACCGGGAGCGGCACGAATCAGCCCCTGGGCGTCTTCACGGCCAGCGCCAACGGCGTGACCACGGCCCGCGACGTCTCGACGGGGAACACCGCCACGGCGATCGTCGCCGACAACCTCTTCGAGAACAAGTACAGCTTGAAGGGTGGCTATCTGGCCGATCCCTCCTGCCGATGGGTCTTCCACCGGACGGCGATCAAGAGCGTGAGTCTCTTGAAGGACTCGACGAATCAGTACCTCTGGCAACCCGGCCTGCAGGCGGGCCAGCCCGACCGCCTCCTCGGGATTCCGGTCGTCATGTCCGAGTACGCGCCCAATACCTTCACGACCGGGCTCTACGTCGGCCTCCTGGGGGCGTTCCGGTACTACTGGATCGCCGAGGTGGACGACCTGCAAATCCAGCGGCTCGTCGAGCTCTATGCCGCCACGAATGAGGTCGGATTCATCGGACGGCGGTTCCTTGACGGGGCCCCCGTGCTCGCCGAAGCGTTCAGCCGGATCAAGCTCGGCTAATATCAAGAAAGGGTAACAATGAAGATACGTATGTTGACGATCGGGGCGGGCCCGGACGGCAATCACGACGTCGGGGAGATCCGCGAGGTCCCGGATTCCGAGGCGGTTGCCCTCATCCAGTCCCGCCAGGCCGAGCCGGTGGACAAGGATCATCCCGAGGCGGCCACCCACGAGGGCGGCAAGACGGCGGTCAAGGCCGAGCACGGGCCGCACGCCGTCCCCAAGGGAAAGTAACCCGTGCGGATCGATCAGGTTAACCCCCCGGCCGACGAGCCGGTCAGTTTGGACGAGATGAAATCCCATCTCGTGCTCAAATTTGACGATGATGATACGCTCATTCGCTCCTACATCGTCGCGGCCCGTCAGAAATGCGAGGTCATGACGCGGCGGGCCCTGATCACCCAGACTTTCGACCTGCGGATCGACCGTTTCCCGTCCCCGTGGCCCGACCTTCGCCACCACGGCCATTACGGCCACTCCCCGGAACACTTCCTGCTCCCGGGGCGGCCGGCGATGTGGATACCGCGGCCGAAATTGCAGTCGATCGCGTCGATCGCGTATATCGACATGGATGGCGTGACTCGCACCCTCGATCCGGCGGCCTATCGGGTGATCGAGGGGACTCCCGGCGAATTGGAGGCGGCTTATGGGTCCTACTGGCCACCCACCCGGCCGATCGCGGCGGCCGTCACCATCCGATTTGTGGCCGGCTACGGGGACGTGATCGATGTCCCTGAGTCGCTCAAACTCGGCATCAAGATGTTGGTGGCCCACTACTACATGAACCGCGAGGCCGTCCTCGTGGAACCCGGATTGACCCCGGCGGAGGTCCCCATGGGGGTCGCGGCGCTCTTCGCCACCGAGGAATGGGGGCATTACCCATGAGTCACATCCGGGCCGGGACGCTGCGATCACGGGTCGATTTGTACGATCTGGCCTCTCCGGAGCAGGATGAATTCGGGCAAGTCGGCTCGTCGAAACCCCGGCGACTGGGGACGTTCCGCGCGGAAGTGCTCCCGCAACGCGGCCGGCGGACGACGACCGATGCCATGGATCACCCGACCGTCTACTATCGGGTTAACATGCGTTGGCTCGGGGCCACGCGGCCCATCCTCCCGGGGATGTATTTGATCCTGCAGAACGGTGCGAAGCTCGACATCATCGCGGCACTCGATGCCGGCGACATGCATCGCGAATGGCAATTGGACTGTCAACAACGAGTATCGATATAATGGCAACATTCAGCCAGAAGATCCAATACTCGACGAACTTTTTCGATGGCGGGATTCCCGTCAGTGGTTACATCAACGAGACCGGCAACTCGAAGATTGATGTCGTCCAATCCTTCGCGGCCTCAACCACGAATGGCCCATTTTCGCTATCCTTTACATTAGCAAATCTCCAAGCGTTGGTCCTGATCTCGGACAAGGGTTGTACGCTCAAGACCAACAGCGGGACGGGGGCGGCCGACGTCCAGACGATCACGATCACGGGGACCCCGACGGGCGGCAGTTTCTCGGTCGTCTTCGGGGGTCAATCGACCGTCATTGCCTATAACGCGGCGGCGGCCACGGTCCAATCCGCCTTGCAAGCGATGACTTCGATCGGTTCGGGGAACCTGACGTGCACGGGGGGCCCGCTCCCGGGCACCGCCGTCGTTTGCACCTTCGCGGGCACGAAATCGACGGGGAAACGTGACCTGATGACGGCCTACTCGGGGGGTTTGACCGGCGGGACGACCCCGGCCGTGGCGATCTCGAAGACCACCAATGGCACCCCGTCGGATACGCTGGTCCTGCTCCCGGGGGTCCCGAAAGCGTGGTACAAATCCAGCGGGGATGCGTGTTTCTTCACATCCGACGTCTCGTCGGCTTTCGTCACGACGACGACGGCGGGCACGTTAACCGCAAAGGGCCTCCAATCTTGATCGAAAACCCGTTGGCCCTGGCCCAATTGAGGATCTCGGCCATGGTTGTCGGCCCGCATCCTTTGGTAGTTTCCAGTTCATATAAACTGAGGTTATTCGGATCACCCCCGTTTTCCGGATTGGCTTTCAGCTTGAACAGCGTCTTCCGGGCCCTGACCGAGAGGTTTTTCGCGTCGGAGTCCGTCATCTGATACGCATGAGTCGCTTTCAATGAAGCGACATAGGCGAGGAAGAAGGGATGTTCGCCGCACCATTGATCGCTCGTCGTGACGGGGAAAACCCCGTCCCGGAAATACGCGAAGTTCGCGAGGCGGCCACGCCCCTTCACCTCGGCGGGGGTGTCGTCGATCCCGACCGCGAACAACCCGGGTGGCCTGCGGTGGCACTCGCCGACCAAGGGCTGATCGTCGTCGTCAACCTCGGTCTCTTCCCAGTAGGGGCAAGTTTCGCACGTGGGTCGGTCCATGAGTCGTTCCTCCCGGGCCCATCATAACCGCAAATGCCTGAAATCAAACTGATCTTGGGGGATTGCCTGGATGTGCTGCCCACGTTGCCGGCCGATTCCGTCGATGCTTGCGTGACCGACCCGCCCGCCGGGATCGCGTTCATGGGCAAGGACTGGGACAACCCTGATACGTTCCCGACTCGGGATCGCGGCGCGTTGCCGGGCGGCCATACGCCGCAGCAGACCCCACACAAGCACACCCGTGGCTTCGCCAATGGCGTCCGCTGGGACAAGTCCACCCGGGCTCGTGACGCCTTCATCGCCTTCCTGACCGAACGTCTCGCCGGATGCCTCCGCGTCGCGAAGCCCGGCTCGGTCCTGCTCTGCTGGGCGATGCCCCGCACCTCGCACTGGACCGGGACGGCGATCGAGGAAGCGGGCTGGCAGATCGAGGATCGGATCGCGCACCACTTCGGCTCGGGCTTCCCCAAGCACCGCTCGAAGCTCAAGCCGGCCACGGAAGATTGGTGGCTAGCCCGCAAGCCGGGCGGGGCGAAGTGGCTGGGGGTGGAGCGGTGCCGGGTGGAGACGGGCGGCGAGTCCCGGCGGATTAACACGAATCCCGGCATCAAGGGGAACAACTTCGGAAACCATTGCTACGAATCGATGTCGCACGAGACGCGGCATACGACTGCCGGCCGATGGCCAGCCAACCTGCTCCTGAGCCACGCGCCCGGCTGCAACGGCACCTGCGTCGAGGGCTGCCCGATCCGGCTGATGGGCGAGCAGGGCGGGGAGCGGGCGAGCGGCAAGGCGTCCGCGGGCGGCCATCGTCGCAACGACAGCCTGGGAGACACCGCGTCGGGCTGGGGCATGAGGCAAGACCAGGACGCCGGCCACCTGTACGGCGACTCCGGCTCCGCCGCCCGCTTCTTCGCCAACTTCGACGCCGAGCCCTACGACCCCTTCATCTACGTGCCCAAGGCGAGCCGCAAGGACCGCAACGAAGGGTGCGAAGGGCTGCCACCGGACCCCGGGCGTCGCAAGGGGGACGGTGAGCTCAGCGAGGTGTCGCGAGGCAACAATCATCCAACCGTCAAGTCCACCGACCTGATGCGGTGGCTCTGTCGGCTTGCCACGCCACCCGGCGGGACGATCCTGGATTGTTTCTCGGGCAGCGGCTCGACGGGCAAGGCGGCGATCCTGGAAGGCTTCTCGTTCATCGGGATCGAGCAAGATCCCGAGGCCCACGCTATCGCCGAGGCTCGAATCGCCGTAACCCGAGACATCTATCCTTTGTTCGCGGGATTGCGAGACTGATGCCCGCCAAACCGAAAGTCATCGTCACCGGCCTCGCGGCCATCGATCGCAAGTTGCGTCTGCTCCCCTACAAGATCCAGGGGAAGGCCGTCCGGCCGGCCGTCCGCGCCGGCATGCGATTCATGCAACAGCGGGTGCAAGGCGAGGTCCCCGTCGATACCGGGGCCACCAGGGCGAAGACAAAATTACGAGTCACCCCGAAGAAACTCATCAAAAAGGGCCAGCGGAGCAGCACGATCGCCATGGAGGTGACCATCGAGGCCGTCCCACCACTCAAGAAAACCAGCAAATCGGGGACGGTTTTCTATCCGGCCATCGTCGAATACGGGTCGAAGAACCAACCCGCCAATCCCTTCGGCCATCGGGCATTCAACAAGTACGGCGACATGGCCCGGAAAATCACGATTTCCGAGCTCAAATCGGGCGTTGATAAGGCGATCGCATCTTTATGAGTAAACTCATGAGACGATTCCGGGGTCCCGCGTGGTTCGGCCGGTTGACGATCGTCTTGTTTGCTGCGGTCGTCATCCTGGCGGGCATTGGTAACGTCAAGATCTCGCAACTCCCGTCGTTCTCGACGTTTGCATCGACGGACTTGCTCTCGGGCGTGGACGTTTCTGACACGTCGGAGGCCGTCACCGGCACGACGAAAAAGATGACATTAGCCCAGTTGTATGGGTCCCCGGCCAACGGCAATCTGATCGGGTGGGTCAATGGCGTGCCGACCCCGATCTGGACGGGGGACGGGCTGACGTTATCGTCCTCGCCCCCCTACACCCTCGTGGCGGCCGGCGGTGGCGGCGGTGGCGGGGGTGGGAGCGGGACGGTCACATCCCTTTCGGTCACGACGGCTAACGGCCTGGCGGGTGTCGTGGCGAACCCGAACACGACCCCGGCCATCACCCTCGGGACGACGGTCACCGGCCTCCTGAAAGGGAATGGGACGGCGATCAGCCCGGCGGTTTCGGGGGCGGATTACCAGGCTCCCATCACTCTGACCACGGTCGGGACGGGCGGGCCCGCGACGCTGGCCGGCAGCACGCTCAACATCCCCCAGTATGGCGGGGGGTCCGGCTCCGGGACGGTCAATACGGGGACGGCCGGGACGCTGGGGTACTACGCGGCCAGCGGGACGACGCTCTCCCCGCTGACTTTGGGGAGTAACCTCTCGATTTCCGGGACGACGCTGAATGCTGGCGGGGGTGGCGGGGGTTCGGGGACGGTCACGTCAGTCGACTTGGCGGTTCCCTCGTGGATGACGGTCGGGGGAAATCCGGTGACGGGGGCCGGGACGCTGGCGGTCACGGCCGCTCCGGGGCAGGCCGCCAATCGGTTCGTGGCCACCCCCAGCGGCTCCACGGGGGGCGTGGCGTTGCGGACGATCGTCCCGGCCGACGTCCCCACCATGGTGGCCTCCGGAGGCTCCCATGCCCCGGGGATCACGCCCGATCCGCCGGCCTCGGCGGGGACCACGCGATTCCTCCGCGAAGATGCAAGCTGGGCCGTCCCGGCGGGTGGCGCCGGCGGGGCCCCGGGCGGGACGAATGGCCAGATGCAATACAACGATGCCGGCGGGTTCGGCGGGACGGCGAACTTGCTGATCAACGCCAGCGGGGTGCCGAGTCTCCCGCCGATCGCGGACGGGGCCCCCATCACCGGAGCCTTGTGGGCGAGCACCACATCGGGCGGGCTGGCCTACAGCCGAAACGGGACCTATGTCAATCGCCTCGGGGGCCCGGTGTTCGCGGGGGACCTGTTCAACGCCATCGCCAACACCACGGCTGCCACGACCCTCTTCGGGGGCGGCAACACGCGATATGGTTTCCGGACGATCCCGGCGAACACGATGAAACCGGGGAATAGCATCCTGATATTGATCCATGGTTATTATTCGACGACGGGGACCCCGACGGGGGCCTTTTCCGTCAACCTGGGCGGGACGGCGGTCGGCGGGGCCGGGGTCCCGGCCTTGACCACCGGCATGGCCAACATGCCGTGGTACATCCAGTTGATCCGGCTCGAAGTGGTCGGGGGCGGGGCCTCGGGGACGATTGCCGCCAGCCCGGCCGAAGGGCGGTTCTTCACGAATGTGCAGACCGGGAGCGGTTCGGCCCTGATCGGGTTCTCGGCGGCCACTCCGGCGGTCCCCGTCACGATCGACTGGACGTCCACCCAGACGGTTGACGTCACGTGGGCATGGGGGACCGCCAGCCCGAGTAATTCGCTCACGTGCATCGCGGCAAGGATCTGGATCGAATAAGATGCCCGCCTTCATCCAGGTTGCGACCGCCCGCACGGCCGGCTCGCAGTCCGGGTGCGAGGCGGGTTTCACGCTGCCACCCACCCCGGGTAACCTCTGTCTCGTGTGGGTCGTCACGAACGGGACCATGGTTTCGGTCCAGGATAGCCAGGCCAATGACTACGGCCCTCCGTTGCGGACGATCACGTCAGGGGCCAATACCCTGGCGTGCTATGCGGCCCTGATCACGTCCGGGGAGTCCCCCTTGACGGTCGGGGCCTATACCACGGCGATGCGGACCGTATCGGCCACGGCCAAGATCACGATGGTGATCGCGGAAGCTCCGGCCCTGGCCTTCGACACGGCGGGGTCTCAGATCGTCCATCAGGGGGCGACGTCGTCGGGGACGGGGACCGCCATCACCCCGGGCGTCGTGACGTGGACGGGGACGGCCCTGGATACGATCGCAGCGGGGTTCCCCACCGCTTCCCCGGGGACGATCACGGCCCCGGGGGGTTATACGCTGGAAGCGTCGGTCACGTGGACGGCGGCCGTCCTCGGACTGGCTGTTTTCTCGAAGGCCACGGATGCCTCGGGGACCACGAACCCGACGATCGGACTGCAGACGTCGGTGGCCTACCTGGGGGCGACGACGACGGTCACCCATCCCCCTTGCTGGCTGTCCCCGGTTTCCCCGCTGGGAATACCGATCGCCCCTCCGATCGCGGCGGCCCGGTCGTCGGATTACGGGTGGCAACCCGTCCCGGTCGGGACCCCGACCACGATCACCATCACAGCCATCGGGGCGAGGTGGGCCTCGCAACCCTTCTTCTCGACGTTCAACGGCACGGTATCCGTCACCGCCTGGGACCAGCAAGCCCAGACAGCCACCCTCGTGGTCACCCCCGCCACGACCGGTGTCGTCCTCCTGACCGAAGCTTCCACGGGGCAAACTTGCAAGGTCCAATCGGCCAATTACTGGTATGTGGCGGCGGCCTCTCATGGCGGGAATGACGGCAACGCGGGGACGCAAGCCAGCCCGTGGTTGACGCTGACCAAGGCGTGTGCGAGTTCGGCGAACTATGACGTCATCCTGCTCCGAGGAGGCGATACCACCGGGGATACCACTTTCCCCGTCCTCCTGCCGGGCTATCGTTACGTCACGTCCTACGGGACCGGTCAGGGGACCCTGAACGGAGCCACGGCGACGGCCGTACTCCGAGGCCAGGCGGCCGGTTATACGGCCCACAACATCCGCACCGTCTGCAATTTCTACGCGGGGGGCGCGTCGCAGGTGATCGCGCTGGTCCTCTCGGACGCGGCCATCCACACCGAGGGAGTCGTCATCTCGGGATGCACCCTCTCGGGCTCTTCTCGCGGCATCTTCCTCGGGGCAGCCCTCTCGGGGAATGCCACGAGACTCTATCACATCCTGATCGTTAACAATGATATCACGAACACCGGTGCGGCCATCACCATCTCGGGCCAGACCAGCGTCAACATGCAGGCCCTGTCGCATGTCCTGATCGATCGTAATTTCATCCACGACTTGCCGGGCGTGACGGGGGCGTTCACGGCGAATTTCGGGGTCCAGACCAATAACACGGGGCCCGAGGTGGGTCCGCTGCGGGTCTATCGCAATCGCATCAATCGCCTCGGGTATAACGCTGTGACGGCCGATGCGCACTGGGGTGTTTATTGTACGCAATCGAGGCTTCGGGGCAACGTCACCACCGGGGTCTACTCGAATGGCTCGGGCGGGTCCCTCCACAACGACGGGACGGCCTACGATACCGGTCAATTCATGTCGAACCGGATCATCGAATACAACATTTCCTACCTGAATGAAGGCTATGGGATGGTGGATTACGACGGGCCCGGCTACTTCGGCTGCGTGTTTCGCTATAACCTATCCATCGACGATTGTACGTTGATCCACAAACCCGACGGGACCCCGGCCCACGGGGGCTCGATCGAGGTGGCCTCGGACGACCCGATCACGTGGATTGGCAACACCGTGATCCGGTCGGTCTATGTGTCGTCAGACATGTGCCATTGCATCAATTTTCGTCAGCAAGCTTCCCAAGTTCGATTCTATAATAATGTCCTGATCTCTCCGGCTGGTCAGTCGTGTTGGAACATCAACAATCTGGTCCCCGGTTATGTGGGGAACGGGAACTATTTCCAGAGCGGGACGGGGAAGTTTCGGGGGACGATCGCCGGGACGGTCTACACGACGTGGGCATCATTCAAGGCAGCCTTCACGGCCGTGGTCGGGGCGCAGGATGGGAGCAGTGTGGCGGAAGGTTCGGCCAAGTTCGTCTCCCCGAGGCCGATGCCGGTCTGGGACGTCGATCGCATCGCCCAGCAGGCCATCCTTTACCGCTGGATCGCGGGGGCTCCCGGGGCTGATCTCGGGGTCAATGTCACGTCAGCCAGCGGGTTTTTCGCGGGGGCGATGGATCTGGCGGGGGACCCCCTGGCATCGCCCCCGTGGTCGATCGGGGCCCTCGCGGAACCCAGCGGGGGGCTTTCCCCCTTCGAGGCGACGGTGTTGGCGGACACGCCATTCTCCTGGTGGCGGCTCGACGAGCCGTCGGGGACGGCGTGTCACGATTCGATGTCGAGCCAGGCTCCCGGGGTGCATACGGCCGTCACACTCGGGGCCCCATCTTGCAATCCCGCATCGACCCGGAAGGGGATCGCTTACAACGGGACGACGGCGAAATCCGCCCTGGCGGGCGGGGTGGCGATGACCAACGCCCAGACGTCCCCGGCCTTCACGGCGGAATGCTGGGCCCGTCCGTCGGCCCTCGCGGGGACGACCTACCCGATGGCGTCCAACACAGGGACGTCGGCCTACTGGTCGATAGGGATCACGTCGGCCGGCGAAGTGGTCGCATCGATCTCGGACGGGACGAGCACGATCGATTGCACGACGATCGCACTCGGGCTCACCCCGGGACGAGCCTGTCATCTGATGATGACGTGGACGGTCTCATCGACCCTGACGATTTACGTGGATGGCCAGACGCCCTCGCAGTCGGTGACGGGGCTCTCGCCCCCGGTGGTGACGTTAGGCGGCATGAATATCGGGGTGGGTCCGGGCGGGACGGCGGGGCGGTTCGCCGGGACGGTGCAGGATGTTGCCGTCTATGCCCGATCGCTCGTCTGGGATCGCCCGCCGATCCATTACGCGGCCGGGGTCTCGACCCCATGGCGGTACGCATCGCACGCCAGCAGACGGAGGGCCGTCTAGATGCCCGGATACCTGCGACGGGGGACGGCCGCCACGGTCACCCTGGGGCCGCTCGTGGGCCCCGTGGACGGGATCACGCCCTATACCGGCGGGGGCTTCGCCGTGAAGCTGGCGAAGGCGGGAGGGGCCCTGGCGGCCCGCGGCGACGCCACCGCCATCGTCCACGATGCCGACGGCTACTATTTGGTCACCCTGAATGCCACCGACACGGGGACGGCCGGACCCCTGCGGGTGACCATCCCCGGATCGGTCGGGAATTACCTCCCGGCCTGGGATGATTTCAGCGTCCTCCCGGCCCCGATTTACGATGCCCTCTTCGG